CCAGAGCGACAGACGTGACTGTGCCGCTGCCGGAGGCCGCTGCGCCCCACTCCGTATCGTAATCTGTGCCGCTTCGCTTCTTGAGCACTTGACCCGTGGTGCCGCCGGTGGCGACGCCTTGGCCGGCTGTGCCTTGTGGACCTTGTGGGCCGGAGCTTACTACCTCAATCGTATCGCCGGCAGTAGTTGTGATTACTTCAATGGAGTCGCTCATCTTGTGATCTCCCGACTGACTAGGGCCGACCCCTCCATAAGGCGGCGCACAGATCCGCTAGGAGAAACCACCTCAAGGTCGTAGAGGTAGGTTGCGGCAGTGATGGCTGCTGTCGATGTTGCTGAAAGATTGAGGGTGATGGCTCCGGAACTAGAAAGAGTGATGCCTCCATTGCCGGTAGTCAGATTGGCTGCCGTATTGGCCGACTCGGCTGTTGCGCGCAACTGCATCCTTGCGCTGAAATTGCTCAAATTCACCAGCTCGCCATCGGTGCGCCACTTAAACTGGTTGTCCCACGTCTGGCCTTGTGGGAGACACAGGTTGATTGTCGCAGGGCATTTTCCGTAAGTTTTCATCTGCGGTTCCTCCATTGCGTGCGAAGGCTTAGTATTCCGGCGGCCAGACCTACCAACAAAACGCTGACCCGCAGGCCCGTCTCAAGCCAGGGAAGAAGGGAAACCAGCACCGAGCTGATGGTGGTGGCTACTCCAATAACAGGTGAAACGTGCGGAACGCTTATCATGGGTCGATGATGTCGTCGGCTATGTTGCACGACATGACGGTGGTCTGTTTTTGTCCGCTGCCGGATACCTCGACTTCTACGGTTGCGCTAGTCGTTCCCGCTGCCACCAAGGCCAAGAAGGCGGTGGTGGTGAAAGACACGTTGGCCGATACGCCAACCGCTGAAGAGATGGACGAGTTAACGACGGACACGTTGTCGAAATTTATGTTGGACGATCTGCCTCCGTAGCAAATCGTGAAACCCTCGGCCATCGAGCCGCTCACAGTAATGTTCGGGTTGCCTGTACCGCTGAATCCGGCGTCGATGAGTGCCGTTTGAACGTCTTGCGCCGTTGCGTTGTAAGGAAGCGCCTTGGTTGTGATCGTCTTGAGCGTTGCGGTGCCGCCGCCGCTGGTAACTTGTGCGCCTACTGTAGCGGTTCCTCCAGAGATGGTGCTGATGTAGAATGTGCCAAGCGTTGAGCTGGCGACGTAGTAGTCGGCGTTTGAAAAGGTGCCGCCGCTGATGGTGAAGCCTGATAGCGTGATGGGCTGTGCATCATAAAGCCCGTGGGTTGCCGCTGTGAAAAGGCTTGAAGAGACGCTGGACACTGTGATCGCCCGGGATGGGAACTGGATGGCCCATGTCCCAAGGTTGGGTTGCTTGGAAAAGCTAACCTTTTGCACCTCGTTTGCCGTGCTGCTTCCTGCTGTAAGCGAGGTTATTGTCGTTGTAATGGCAGTCGACAATGCTGACCAGGTTGTCTGAGACACGAGCTGGCTGGTCACGCCGACGGCCAGCTTGATGGTGTTTGCCGAGTAATCTGAGTAGTAGTAGGAGCCGGAGCCAGTAGGCGTCAGAAAATATAGCTCAAATGGCTCTACGTCGTTGGCGTAAAACGTGGGCCGCGCGGCCGGAGCTTGGGAACTGTCACTGGTGACAAACCGCCGGCTTTGGGTGTCAATATACAGCTTGCGGGCTTCCATTTGCTGCGGAGCGGTGTCAAAGGGTTGCTCTGTTCAGAGCGTTCCTACGCTTGGCGCATGGCGATTCGGGCCGCAGGCGGTTGTGCTTATCAAGACAGGGCAGGCCCAGGGCCTTGGCGATGGGCTTGGCGAGCAGCTCGACGATATCGCCGAGGCCGCGCACTCCATGCGGACACTCGTCCGGTGCGCCGACAGCGGCTCTCCATGCCGGATCGGAGCGGCAGGCGCGGCAGTGCGCGCGGCTGTGGCAATGAGCGGAATCGGCAAAGGCAATTACCATGAAATTGTCGCAGTTCCTCCATATCGAATGGCAGTAGTTGGATCGCAATCCGATGCCGTGAGAATATTGCTTACACTACCACCGTTAGCCGCAAATTGTCCTGTAAATACGGATGCAAAGATTATTCCTGTCCCGTCCTCTGCGTAATAGTATATTGAAAAAATAGGAGAGCTTCCATTTGGGTCAATATTTACCGGTATATCTGGTATCCATTCTGGGTAAAACTGAGAAATTATGTTTGGAGTCCAGCATATCGCGCCTATTCTGTGTGTCCCATCATCGTAAAGAAAGTTGCCACTCTCGTCTCTAGTTAGCACTGCTGATGAAAGTGTTCCAGGGAACGAAGGCGCATTCGTACACACGTTTATTCCAGAGAATACAACGCTAATCTCGTTTGGCACACTACCGCAGCCGCAGCAACTGCAACTAACTTTTTGCACACCACCAACCGTCTTAAGAACAACTTTCTTGTCGGTCCCGGTTCCGCTTAAAGCAATGGTTGCCATATGCTAGGCGTCGCAGTCCTGCGTTGCTATCCATTGCAGCACTCCATCAACCGTGCCTAAAACATAAGTGCCGGACGCGTTGATTGTCGGTAGCACCTTTAGAACCGTGCCTTGATCTGTGTATTCAACAGAATAGACCTTGCTTGTAGCGGCTGGATCGTCGATGACCTGCACCTTTAGAAAGTTACCGTCCAAGTCCTTTGCGCTAATACCACGCGGAGGCGCGCCAGAATTGCCGGTTGGCTTCTTGGTCAGATCGTCTTTGAAGTAATGTAGATCTGCGAGCGCCATAAGATTAAACCAGCCAGAAACGCGCTGTTTTAACAAAGACCGTTGGCGTGATAAACTCTATGCCGCTATCCTGTGCCAGAGCGTATTTTCCAAATTCTGCAAGAAGAGAAACCGCCGTTCGCGATCTTTCGTAATACGGCCCACCAACAAATTGACCAGATGGGCCGCTTTGTCCTTCTCCATATCCAGAATTAGGAGGAAACGGGTTTTCTCCACCAGTCGGGTAAGGATTCCATTGGTAGGACAAATCCTGAAGTTGCGTGGTCGTTGATGTTGCTCCCAAGATAAGACTGCTTATTGCTGGCGGCGTAATTGAAAACGTGTCTTCTCCAACGCTTGCAAAAGAAACTCTCTTTACTCCGATAGTTGCGTTGCCGGAATAGTAGTCATAAGCCGGAACTATTGATGATTGGTAAGAAGATGTTCCTGTATCTACATTGAATGAGGTTATCGTGATCGGCACAAGATACCATTTGCCATTAATGATTTTCCATTGGGTTTGCGTCACCTGCTGGGACACATAAATTTGAAGATTGAAATTTATGCTTTGCCGCTCGATGGAGACGCGCGGATTGGAAATAGCATTGCTCAGCGCGCCGGCATATTGCGCCTTGATGGTGACTAGGCCCGCAAACTTCTCCACCGTCCGGCTGATCATGTACAGCTGCTGGGACTGCAATGAAAATCTGTCGATGGAATCGGGCCATATCGGCGGCGGCGCGTCGACGTAGAACAACTGCGATATTTCGTCTGACCTCGAGGCAGTGGTGGTGAATGTGAGCGAAGCCCGCACTAGGCCGCTAATGTCTTCCGTGAAAGACTGCGAGTTCATGGCAATTCCGGAGGCTTGGAATGCCGGAGACTGGATTAGGAGAGATGCCATATTATGAAGTCAGTGCGTTTGACGGAAGGTTGTCTGTCATCCACTTGTGGATTTCAGTTACCTTGGTCAGCAAAGAATCTTTCCCGCCTCCACCACCGCCCTTCCCCTTGCCGCTTCCGCCGGGCTGGCTTGGATCTTCGGATGATCCCTCTTCAGCCATGCCTTTTTGTTGGTCTTTTAGCCTTGCGTCCTCGATGATCTCTTTTGACTTCTCATCGGCGCGCTTGCGGATTCTGGCGGCCGCATCGTAGTAGCCGCGTGATTCCAGTTCATCCGCGCGATCTCTGGCCCTTCTTGTGCGACCGCGGGCGCGCATTTCAGCTTCGTCTTGGGAGATAGTGTCGTTCCATTCGTATTCATCGCTCCCACCGCGTCCTCCGCCACCTCCTCCGCCACCTTCGGAGCTTTTGTCTTTCTCAGGCTTGTACGTCCCGACGTTCGCTGCCCTTTGCGCTTGGTCCTCTGTGACGCCAGGCTTGGATTTGGCCTCGTTGTAGATCTTCATCCACTCGGCGCGCGCTTTTTCTTCTGCGGTTCCGTAGGCCATCGTTTCAGCATACTTGAGTTCAGCCTCTACATTGTCGTGGGTGCGTTGAAGCTGCTCTGCAAGAAGCCTGTTCCTCGCCTCAAGGTTGGCGTTTGCCTCTCGCACAGCCATGCCATAGGCGTCTTCGCTATCAAGATTGGATGCCAGCGCTGTTTCGTAGTCCTTCTGCCAACGCAGTTTTTCTGCCAGAACGTCGTTGCCTGCGTTCTCTGCCTCCTTGATCTCCAGCGCCAATTCGCGGATATGCTCGGCAGCTTCCGCCCTGGCTTTTGTTTTGTCTGCAACGGTCTCAACGGCGTCTGCGGTGGCAACTGTTTGGGTTGTTATCTCTGATTCTAACTTGCGGATGCGTTCCATCTCTGCCGCTATCAGTCTAAGGTTTTCAACCTCAGCGTCATTTGCCACCGGCATTGCAATTCCTTCTGGCCCTATTACGGATTGGTAATCGCCTTCTGGGCGCAACATTTGCTCTCTTTCAAGATTAGCTCTAGCCCTTTCCCTCAAGGCCATTTGATCAGCCTCGGCGTTGGTGGCCGGTCCTTGGCCAGACAGAATGCTTCCAATACGCTCCGCAGGGTCAATCACAAGCGCCTTCAGTAGGTTCGCCCCGAAAACGGTGGCGTTGTTCTTCATTTTGTCTAGCTCATCGTTGGCGTCTGCAAGCTGCTTGACCAGCTCGTTGCTGGCCACGTTGACGTTCTGCATCTCGATGACAAGCTCGGCAAAGTTGATGCCGGCGGCCTTGGTGCCGATCACGTCGAAGAGTTCGGCCATCTTGCGCTGGTCGCCGCCAATCGCTTCCATCGCCGCGCCAACCATTTTGACCCTAGCCTCTAGATCGCCGGCCGCAAAAGCGGCGGCATCGATCCCTATATTTTTCCATGCCTCGCTGCCATCGTTGGCGGCCTTGGACGCCGCGACGCCAGCCTTGCGCATGGCGCTTTCCACGTTCTCCAAACTGGTGCCAACCTGATCTGCTGCGCCGCCAATTCGTTGCACCGCCTCTGCGCTTGTTCCAAATTGTTTAGCGATGGTCTGCACCCTGTCCATTTTGCTCAGCAGGTTTTCTAGTCCGTTGGCAAAGGCGCCTCCGGCAATAATGTTTCCAATGCTTGCGAATGCGCTCTTTACGGAATCTGCTGTTGCGTCGGCAGACTGCTTGATGCGCCGTGAGCCGGATTCAAATCCGGCCGTGTCCATGCCTGCCTTAAATAGAATTTCTCCGTCAGCCATTTTGACCTTCCTCTATTGTCAAGAGACGCTGGCCAGCCCGGGGTAGCGGTCCATGATAGCCTTGATCTTCCCCTTGGCCGCCAGCTTGACGGCTTGGCCGAAATAAGTTGCCCGGGCGTTGAGCGAGGCTCGAAAGGCAACGCCCGCTCCTGCCCAGTTGTTTGTATGCGTAAGGCTGTTGGCAAAGCCCAGCTCGTAGCTTTTTCCTGCTCCGGCCTCATGCGTTCTGACCATGTCCGACATGTCGCCACGCTTCCAGTGTGTGGCGTTACGGACGTAGTTTGGAGTCTTTACGTCGATGCCAAGTCCAGTTGCTATTTTGACCCACATCGACGCGGCCAGCCCCCGCCCCTTCTGGTGATTTTCCAATGATTTTTCCCTGCTCTGGGTAATTTTTTGCCAAAGCGCATCTGGGTATCGATGTGGCTGGCTGCTTCCAGAAAGGTAATAAATAGCTTTGCCACCCTTTCTGTTTCTGGCGCGAGCTGCTCGAGCGTGGGCCTTTGCTGTTTGGCTTGGAGTATATTGCTTCCCGCTTTTGCTCTGCGGCCCTGGGTAAGAAAACCCATAAGCCGCTCCGGGCTGCCTGTCGTGGTTGCCCTTGATGCTTTTCACGCTCGCTTTTTTCGTGCGTGTGATTGCTCCGTTCAGCACTGCGCCGACTTCACTTTTTAAAACCGTCTTGAACTCCTTGCCAGACACGTTGCCCAATTCGGACAGGGCCTCATGGAACCGGCGCATTGCCCGGTTGTCGGCCTCCACGATGACCTCGCCCATAACTAGCCTGAGCTTGTCATCGCGCCGGCCATGAGGTCGTCCAGCGATTGAATGTCTCCCTCGCCCATTTCAAGCCACCTCGGCTGGCGGCCAGCGTGCAGCTCGTCGTAGACCATGTATTGGTTCAGACAGGCAAGCGGAACCTCCCACAGCGATTGGTACAGCGTGACTCCGTATTTCGATGCGCGCGCCGCGAGCGCCAACTGCCACGTCGGGCGCGCTAGGCTTTTGGGAGCTGTGCTCCCGACCCGACCGGAGAATCGGACTTTGTGATACTCATCGCCACGATCTCGACCTGGTTGGTGATCCACGGGACGAAGTCAAACATCTCTCCTACTGGTCGCGTGTCCATCCATTCGTAGATGGCGGCCTTGAGCATTTCTGGGTCGCCCACCATGCGGCGTACTTCGGCCAACGGCCTGTTGTGCATCCAGACAAAGGAATACACGGCGAAGGCGTAATCCGTATTCTTGGCGCCTGTAATGAATGGGTTGTCTTGGCGGGTTAACAGCGACCAAGTGGCGCTGGTGATGGGCCGTAGGCTTAGACCGTTGACGGTTTCGTTGCCCTGCAGGACTGCCGTTTCCAGCAGAATGTCTCTTTTTTCTGGGTCAATATCCATATCGACCCGCGGGTGCTGTCAAAGCACGAGCTGGGCGACTTGGCGTTTGACCTCGGGAGACAGTTTCTCGTCGGCCAGCATGACTGCACCATTGGGAAGATTCACCAGCACGAGACGTCGACAACGATTGTTGCCTAGATCAAGCAGAGCTTCACGATTAAAGAGCGATGCCCGAGCGCCCGGAAGGTCCGGCAACTTGTCCCGCAGGGCCTCGGTGGCCTCCTGCCCCTCAAGCACGGCCGTGACGATATCGTTGGTCGAAAGGCCGGCGGCTCCATTTAGGTCAAACCAGTAGTGCCATGTCTCTCGCCCGCGCTGGACGACTCGGCTGATTGGGTCTTGCTGGCGCAACTGGACGCCAACTGTGGCTAGGCACGATGCGACCTTGGTGTCGGTTGTGGCGTAATATGCTTCACTCATAATCTGTCGATCTCTGGGCGCTAAAAAGCGCAGACTAGAAGGCGTGGTTTGTCGCCTGCACTGTCACCGAGTTAAAATTGTTCGGAGCCTTGGACACCGACACGGAGTCCACATAAAATGTTCCAGTGACCCCGGCCATGCCTGTGATGCTGTTGGCCAGTGTGATGGAAGCGCCAATGCTCGGGATGGTTCCCTTCAGGAAACCGCTCATCGTGGCGCTGGATTTCTTGCTGTAATAGGCCGCGGCAACAAAATCGCCGTCCTCGTCCACCACTGTCGCCTTTTGCGCGTCAGATGTTTGGGAAAAAGAGGTAAAAACAGCCACCGTTTCGGCGCTTCCGCCAAATGTCATGTTTGTGAGTCCAACAATAGTTGCGGCCATAATATAGGGATGCGATGTCAACCATCAGGCGTAGCTCTCATTGACCCATACGCGCATTGCGATGGACCTAGAAAAGGTGCGCTCGTTGTTGGAATACCTGACCGGCTCAAATTCGATCCCCCAGACATAGGTGATTTGGGTCGCATTGAGAGATGCTCGGAACGTGCTGTTTGTAACGGCGTCCATGACCGCCTTCCACAGTTCTTGGTAAGTAGTCACGCCACCATCGTCGTCGTCTGGATCTGGCACACGTCGGGCATTGATCTCGTCGTCGGGTGTTTCGTCCGCGGCCGCGGTCAGGGTAGCGACCAGCCGGGCATTCCATGTACCGATGCCAAGAACCAGCTCCTCGAGCTTCTCGCATCTCAGACAAAGCTGAGGCAGGGTATTCTCGTCGCTCTGGTCATAGGGAACTACCCGCACGGTAGACAGGCCCGCGGCGGCGCTCAAGACGGTGACGGCCGACGACTCTAGACTTTCTTCGAGGCTGTAAAGTAGTGGCATGTTATTTGGAGTCCGGACTGCTCAACGACAGGTCGATGCTCGCCTCGTCCGTCTCGATCCCGGTGATGCGGTAGACCCTTTCGTTGTAGGTGACGCGGCCACCGAGTCGGAAGCCCGGCGCAGTGGACTTGACTACCGTGGCCCTCAAGGTGCGGCTGACCTCAAATCCACCGTCTCCCAGGCTATTGCCGTAGGTTTCCTCGCTTACAGATGCCTGATAGTTCTGGCCGTTGTAAGTGATGAGGTCGTCGATGGTGCCAATGGCCTCAATGGTGGCGGCCGTATAGGCTTGTGAAAACTGGCTCACCCTGTCAGCGCCTTGTCAGCCTGGCAAAGAAACCTGTTGAATCCGACTTGGGCGCAAAATTCCTCGTGCGCCATCTCGGCTCCAGCCTTGGCAATGTGGCGAAGTTTCTCATAGTCAAGTCCGCGGACAAATTGACGAATGTCTTCGGCTTCAGTCCCAACGGCAAATGAGATCCGGTGCTGCCCATCGATGAAAAGTTCGTTTCCGTCATCCAATTGCTGGCACTCGACGATTAGCGCCCCGCAGGCGGCGGCTTCGTAGCATCTGATGCTGTGCGCTCTTCCATGAGCTTGAGGGCATAGCACGCCTTCGTAGCTTTGAAAAACAGCAGCCACCTCGGAAGCCCCGTCAATGGTCGTCGGTGGCCCAAAAGCATCAACAAGGCTTTGGCTCTCGAGGGCTTGCAAGACTCTGAGGCGCTCGGTTTTCCACGGGTTATTATGTCCTATGTAAGCCAGCTTCTTTTTGCGTGGATGGTCTTTTGGAGGGAGGCTGAATAGCTCGTTAGCGAACATTGGTTGTGCAAAGTCGCAGCTCATGCCAAGCCCACGAAACCATTGCACGTCGCTCATCTGAGTCGCCGAGTAGTAGTGCAGCCAGTTGTGCTGCGAGTGGAAGTCTCGGCCGGCGGGGAACAGGTCGTTCCCGGCGATCCACTCCGAGACGTATCCGAGCAGCGGCTTGTCCAAGGAGACCAGCTCGGCGTGCTTGGTGGTTATGAAATCAGCAACGGCATGAGGAGACAGGAAGACGACGCAATCGGCGCGGCTTGCTCTGAGCTTTTCGATGGCGGCGCTGTAATCGTGCGGCATTGCTATGGCCGTATGGCAAAGCCCATGCCGCTGGAGTTGCTGGCAAAGCCCGGCGCCGAAGGCCACCGGCTCTCCTGCAAAATAGACAATGTCTGCGGTTCTCATTGCAGCGTGCTCTTCTCCTTCCGGAACGTGTAGTGGTGAAGGATCTTTGGAATATGTAGCTCCGTTTCAGCGTCGGCCCAGAGGTGCTGAAGCCAAAGCACATCTTCGCGCTCAGTCACTTTGGGAAAAGCGTGCGACATGGCCAGTTCGCGCTCCCAGGCGCACCAAAACCACGGCTTGCGCTGCGTGACTTGCCCAGGGCGGAAGGGGTAGTTGTCGTGCTCGAGACTGCAATGCACCTCACCGATCTCGCCGTCCACGTCGGCCCGCTGGTTGTAGGTAATTACGTCGGCCTGCTGCGAGAGGCTCGGGAGGATGCTGGCAAAATAGTCGTCGGCGTAGTCGTCGTCGTCGTCGCAGAATGTGACGTATTTGCCCGAGGATGCCCGCAGGAGCCTGTTTCTCGCCTCGCCAATACCAGAGCGCCTGTTGTCTCGGAGCATGAGGATCTCGACGGGATGCGGATCGGCCTGCATCTCAAGGCGGTTGAACAGCGCGTTGGCCTGCTCGGATCGCTCGCTGACCGTGGCGATTAGCACGGACAGCAGTGGCTCAAAGTTTATTTTTGGCATCGGTGGCGGCGGCTCTGAGTTGCAAAAATTCCTGCTCGAACTTCGGGTTGTCCTGGCAGTATTTCGGGTTGCGGCGCTTGAAGGTGGCGAATCCGTCGTCGTAGTTCTGCATGCGGTTGGACCTCGCTGTGGTCGGGTGCACCGGCAGGTCTGGCCTGTGGATAGGGTGTTCGTGTTTGATAACCAGCGACGATGGCACCAGCCATCCGCCAGCGGACGCCCTTGCCGTTAGCTCCGTGTCGCAGAACATGGAGACATAGTCGTCGGAGTAGATGCCGCCCCCGTAGCCAAGCACCTTGAGCGTTTTTCTGGTGACGCATGGCGTGACAACAAGGTCATCCGTGCGGTAGCCGTCTCGGATCTGGAGCATGGCCGGCTGATAGGTGTCCACATATTGCCGCAGCTCGGACTCGACGATGTTGTCCCAATGGAGCGGAGGTGCGGCGAAGTCGTCAGCGCATGCGATGATTATGTCGCCTTTCGCCGCGCGCGCTGCGGCGTTGTAAGCCTTCACGCAGTTTCCTCCCGGGCTATCCATGAGTCCGGCCGGAACGGTGGCGTGACGGAATCGGCCAAGGATCTCCAAATCAGGGTTGTCCAGCTCAAGGCCAAAGATGTGCTCGATGCGCTCGGCGTTGGCCGCGTTCTCCAGCCACTGCTTGCGGACTGCGGCAGCTTGCTCTGGGCGGCCGCGAGTCGGGTGGATGATGGAGATGGTATATTTGTGGTTCTTGAGCCTGGCAGCCTCGATGGCGTCGGCCTGCTCTATCTTGCCGGATAGCCGCAGAAATTGCGTCCATAGGCTCTCGCCGGCCCATCCGTATAGAGATGCCCGGTGGGTCCAAGGCAGCGTGCTTGGTGTTGGCACGGCCAGCATGGTCCTCAGGTAGGCTTCAGAGCGCTCGGCATCGCCGATGTCTAGGTGCAGTGCCCCAAGCAGCGCCAGCGCCTCCCTGCGCCAAGGCTGGATGCTAAAGCCGTGGTGCAGGGCCGAGCACATCACTCGGTATTCGTGGCTTTCTGTCTCAATGATGGGAGGGCGGGCCAGCTCGGCGATGTTGAGGCACAGCTCGTATCGTTCGGTGGCGGCGCAGTCTGGGCGCTTGATGGCTTCACGGAAGAGCGCGATGGCCTCCTCCTTCCTGCCGGCCGTCTGGTATTCTCCGCCGAGATGATAGATGTCCGACGTGGTTCTTTCACTCTCAGGGATTGACTCGAGGATTCGTAGGTTACGGTCCGGTCCCTGCTTCGGCTCGTCGTCTGGTAAGTGCAGCACCACCGGCTGGTCGCACTTGGCTAGCTTGACGCTCTTCTCGTCGATGGCGTAGCAATTCTCGTGGATGCGGTTGCGCCATTCGAATTTGGTTCTGCGGAGCAACCGTTCGCGCAAGTTGTGGGCGATGCCGCGGCCGGCCACGTCGTGGTAGAGGCAGAAGCCGTCCATCTCGGGAAATTTGTCCAGAAGCTCGTGGAGCGCCTCGGCAAAGTTTGGCCCGGGCGTGTCGTCGGCGTCGATCCAGAGCGCCCACTCTTTGGTGGCCAAATCAAAAGACTTTTGCCTGGCGGCGGCGAAGTTGTCGATATGCGGCCACTCGTGCTGCGGTTCGTTGTTGTACACATCATAGGTGGCCCCGTGCTTCTGGCATACCTCGGCAACCTTGACGCTCTTGGCCTCCATGCCAGTGGCGTGGACGACAACCATCTCACTGACGGATGGACCAAACAGGGTGAGCGCCCGGTCTAAGCGCTTGGGTTCATTTCCAACAATAACGCAAAGCGAGATCTGCTCCCGCGGGCTAAGTTTCTCCATCTCGTCGGGTGCGACTTTGTCAACCCACCCAAACGCAGAAAACCCCCGCGCGGGCGGGGGCTTCTGTGTTTGTTGTGAGGAGGATTAGGCTCCGAGGACGAGCTTCGCGGCGGCCGTGATGGCACGGGCGTAGCCGTAGAGGCTCGAGAAGCTGACGTAATGCTTGCCGGTGTTGGGCATGTAGAAGCGGCGGTAGCTGATAGACAGGCCAGTGACCGGGTCGGTGATGGTCTGCGCGGCAAGGTACTCACCGGGAGCCTGCGACTCGACGGCGCGGACGGCGATGGCCACGGCGTTCTGGTGAACGGCCAAGCCCGACAGCGTGATGCTGTTGGAAGGCATGATGATCGACTCGTAGACGTTCATGCCGAGAACCTTGGGAACGCGGCCATCGACAATGGTGTCGCGGGCGCCGAACTGGCTGGCGTCGAGCAGGCCGGGCTGCGAGAGCAGGCTGTCGTAGAGCGCCGAGTTCAGGATCAGGTTGCGATCCATCATCGGGGCCTTGTCGTCCGTCAGCGCCTTGCGGAGCGTACGAGCGTTGGTGATGGTGAAGCTGGAAGCGCTAGTGATCGAGGCGCTGAACTGCGCCGCGCTGGAGGCCGTTGTGACGAAGACGCTCATCACGTCCTGGATCACGGCGAGGGCCAAAGCCCGGCCCTGCTGGTTGGCAAATTTCACCACGTCGGCGGCCGAGGACTTGGAGTAGTCGGTATCGGACAGGCCCACGGTAACGATTTTTTGCTTATCCAGAGTGACGGTGACAGCGTTGAGCGTTCCGTTGTCGCTGGTGTAATCGTCCGCAAAGGTGGTGGCGGTGAGGTTCGCAACGAGCGGGATATTCACCGAGGCGCCGCGGCGGGCGACTTCAGGCGAATAGCTGGTCGTGAAGACGTTGAGGCCGAGAAGCTCGGCTGTGAATTGCTCCAACGCGGCTTGCGCCACGAGAGCATCGTTTAGTGACGAATTGATGGTTGCCATAAAATTTTAGGAGTAGAACGTTTTGAGGATTGCGGCTTTGTTGGCGCGGTAAAAATTTACTTGGGCCGACCCCTCGAGGGTGGCGAAATGTTGGGCGGCGCTCAGCTCGGGTTCGACGGGCGCGGCGGCCGTCGGGATGTTGAGGCCGATGCTCGCCACGATCTGGGCGGCCTGTTCGCCGGCCGACTTCTTTTCGGAATTCAGTGAGGCGATCTCGTCGTTCTTTTGAGCGACTTCGGAAGAAAGGCGTGCCACCTCGAGCTTCAAGGATTCAATTTCCTTGGCCGTGTCTTCGCTGGCTTGAGCGAGCAAAGCGTTCTTAGCGTCAACGTCGGCCTGGAGGGCTTCGACTTTCGCGGTGAGTTCTGCGTTCACATCCTCGGAAGGCGTGTCAACGGTAGGCTCGGGAGCCGTTTCGGTTGTCGGCTCGTCATCGACGATGACGGCCTCATCGGCCTTGGCCAATTTTGAGGGTTTACGTGCCATAAGATTGGTGAGCTTGTCAAATCGCGCGCGGGCTGACTCGCGGGTGAGAGAGGCTGCGGCCTCGATGCCGTCCTCAATGCCGTCGGCAAATCCCATCGCCACGGCCTCGGTCGAGTCGAGCCACGTCTCGGCGTCCATCATTTGACCAATGGTGGCTGCGTCCATGCCGGTCTTGCGTGTGTAGGCGTTGACCAACGTGCTCTTGATTTTATCCAAGACGGCAGCCTCTTTGCGCATCGTCTCGGCGTCTCCCATGCTGATGCTCCAAGGGTTGTGGATCATGAGCAGCGCGTTGTCGGCCACTAGAGTTTTATCTCCGGCCATAGCAATGACCGAGGCCATGCTGGCCGCAAGCCCATCAACGTGAACGGTTAAGCCGCCTTGGTGCCTGCGTAATGCGTTGTAGATTGCAGCGCCTTCGGTGACAGATCCTCCGACGCTGTTGATGCGAAGGTCGATGTGCTGGCCGCTGAACTTTTGGACCTCAGCGAGAAAGTCTTTGGCGCTGACGCCGCCAAAGCCGATCTCGTCATAAATAGAAATTTCGACGCTGCCGCCGGAGGCGCTGTTCTCGGCTTTTGAAATTGCATACCAGCGGGCGGGCTTCATTGCTCTGGCTGCGCTGTCAACGGTTCCGATGGCGATGCCGGGTCTGGGACTGGCTGCGGATTGGGACTGAAAGTAGCAATGCGATCTTCCGGGATATCGAACTCTTCGGCCAAATCGTGCAGGAACTTTGCCTCCGTGGCCCGCTGGCGTAATTGATCTTTCCATTCAAGGCCACGCTCTGAGTAGTCCTCGGCAAAAGTTCGCAGGCCGGCGCGGACGTCGTTGAGGTTCGCCGCGGCCTCGCGTCCGTAGTCCACCGACGCGGCTGCCGGGCGTTGCCACTCGACTTTCCACCAGTTGTCGTTTTGCGGTATGTCGCCGCGCTGCATGCCTATCGTGATGACATGCGCCCATACGCGGGAGCAGAGACGGTCCACCAGCAGGCTCTGTCGTTGCTCAAAGGTTCGCTGGGCGCGGACGAGCACGGCGCGCAGCGCAGCTCCACCTGCGGCGTCTGGACGGACCACGAACTCAAAAGGGACTCCCATGTTGATGCAGACCTCGCGCAAGAGCGCATTGCAGAACTCCATGAAAGACTGTTTCGGCCTGTCGCTAGACCATGCGACGAGATCCTCGCCCATGCCAAGGCGCGGGATGGCGCCTCCGGTATTTCCGAGGCTTTCGACGGTGACGGAGGAATTGTCTGTAGAGTTAACGCTTTCGGTGGACTCGCCAAAGAAGTCGGCGCCCTGTGGATTGCCGGACTTAATCGCCAAAGCCACGTAGCTGTTGATCTTGAGCGCCATTTTTTCAAAAGAGATGGCGTCTTGAAGGTCGCGCAGATGGTTAATCGATGGCCCGAGCGGCGTGACGAAGCGCAGCTCGTCTCCGGCACACGCCTCGCCAATGTGGATCATTTGTTGCGCTGGCAGATCAGTGAACGTGGCGGCCATGTCCATGTCGGTTCCGGTCAGGTAGCGGTAGAAGATTGGGCGGAATTCGGCGTTGAGCACCACCCCGTCGATGATGCGCTGCTCGCTAGGTGAATAGATCTGCTCGCGGCTATCGCCTATGCGATGCGCCAAAATCATGCGCAGCGCCGGATAGCCGGTAGCCTGCGTAACTGTCTGAAAGAAAATCTCGCCGTCCCGGTCGATAGCGATGGATGCCAGGCGCTGCATCTCGCGCCAGGTAAAGCGGCCCTGAACGTCGGCCACGCGGGACCACTGATCGAAGTATGCCTCGGCGGCCACATCCCACGCCTCGTCGCCGCTGCGGGCCTGCGGCAGGATTCCGTGGCCGACGACGTAGCGGGCTTTTTCGGCCACCATGCCGCGAATGACGGGCACGTTGTTGTAGAGGTATCGGGACAGACGCAGGAGCCTGTCCCGGTCAGAGGCATTCACATCGACGTGCGCATCTGTGGCGCTGGCGTTGTATGGAAAACGCCGTTGGATGCTTGGCCGCGCGGCCTCGTAGCTTTGGGCTTTTGGAGTTAATGCGCGGCCGATGAGCTTGATGCGTTCAGTGAGTTTCATGCTAGTGGGTAATTGAACGCGGCTATGGTTGTCTTGACGGCTTTGCGCGTGAGCCACAGCTCGAGGTCGGCGTCGCTCAAGTCTTTGACCTGCTTCCATGACTCAAAGGCCAACTCGGCCACGGTGCCGGCCGTCTGGTCGGGCGGCACGGTGTAGCTGTAGCTCTTGCCGCCCATCGAGGCGCTGACCAGCACGCGCCCACCCTCTTTTTGAACGGTAAAGTTGTTAGAAGCTATGGTTTCAAGCGCCGTGATTGTCTTGGCCGCATCTTTGCCATTTGCTGCCCAGACACTGAAGACGAAGGAACGAGGTGAGGCCACGGGTGGGCGGTGGTGTCAATCAATCCTCGGGTGGCTTGATTTTGATGATGCCGCCTATTTCAGCCAGCGCCAGAATCATCAGCTCGCAATCCAGCTTGTGGTCGGCGCGCCGCCCGATCTGCTTCCAGATGTAATTTTCGCGGCCGGTCAGATGGTTGCGGCGCACCACCTTCCGGTGGCTGTCGATCTGGGCCAAGTAGTCTGGCGACGCATCGATGGCCACAGTCCACGTCGGGCCGCGGCGCAGCCATTCAAGCACGTCTTGCGCGTTGGGAGAACTGAAGAGCATGATGATCCAGCCGCGGCGGTATGGCTTGATGAGAGATACTGCCTTACGGATGACCTGGCCGACCTTGATGCCGTATCCCTGCGGGCGGTCTTCGCCTTTCCCTGGGATGCATTTTTCGCGGACGCAGAAATCAAGCACTTCGTCGGTGCGGAAGCCGGAGTCAATGACAACAAGTTTGGCCATCGTCGGTCCGACGCGCCGGAGCTTGTCCATGCCGTGCTCGGTAATTTTTGCCTCAATATCGCCCCATGTCGTGAGCTGGCCCTCGTCGATGAGACGGCTTTCGCCCTGCTTGTTGAAAGCGCGGACAACGTAGAAAAAAACGGTCAACTGCACGTCAACGGCCATCATGCGAATCTCTTCCTCCTCGGCCGGCGGGTTGAGACGATACTCCCCGACAGTCAATGGGCGTTGCTCGTCGGTGATCTGATCCTCCCACGGTTCAGCGAGGATGCTGTTGACGAAGTCTTGCAGGCCCATCATCGACTGCTGGTCTTGTAAAAATTTGACCGCCAACGCGCCAAACGACCGACGCACCGAGTAAAGGGCTGACAGGTGATAGCTCCTGTGGCCCGGCAGGGCGTTCTTATTCTCGGCCAACCATTGCCCGTCGCGCAGCATTTTGGTTTTAACCGCATCGGTGATATGGCCAGAGCATTTTGGGCATTCGAGACGGGCCGTCTCTCGGACTCGCTTCAGATCCCATTTGCGGTCATCCCCTCTGGCGGAATCGTCCCATTTCATCAGCGGCCATGACAATGTGGTCATCTCTCCGCAATGCGGACAAGGCACCCAGAACCGGCGCTGGTCGCCTTCTAGCCAGGCTTTCCATATCGATCCCTCTTGAGTCGTAGGCGTGCTGGTCAGCACGATCAGGTGCATAGGGAAGCTGGCCACACGCTGGACAGCGAGCTGCACGGCCGCGGCCTCCTGCTTAGTTTTCGTCTTGTATTTGTCTACTTCGTCCAAGCAGAGAAGCGAGATGGAGCGCCCGGCTAGGTTGCCCGGGCTGTTGGACCCGATGAACCAGAGGTGCATACGGTCAAACGCCTGGTCGAGGTTCTTAAACTTGTCCTTGTTGGCCGGGAGGTGTCGGCGCATGACCTCGTTGTCGTCGATCATTACTTGCCATCGGGATTCGCTGAAGCTCTGGGCATTGGTCTGGGTGTCCAGCACCCAGAGTGCCGGCGCCGGAGCACGGCAGACTCGGTAGGCCATGCCAACTTGAATGGCCGTGCTCTTCGCCACTTGCGCGCCGCACAGTAGCGCCATGCTGCGGACTCCGCTTGCCGGGTGGAAGGCGTCCAGCCATTCGCGCATATATGGGTAGCTCCTGACGCGGAATGGCCCGGGAGCCGACGTAAAGCGCGAAGAGAAAGCGATGTTGGACTCTGCCCACTCGGTCACCGACTGCTTTGGGTGCGGGACCCATTGGCTCTGCCACATGGCCCTCGCCTTTTCTATGCTGTCAGGAATCCAAACGCAGGGCATGTCCGGTGTTGCTGATGGTTGAGAAGACCTGCTCGAGGTAGTCGCTGACGGCGCTTTGGGCTAGCTCTGGATCTGCAGGGTTGGCCGCCATTGCGATGGAGCCTGGCATTGCCTCAAGCAGCGAGCGCAACTTCTGCGACTCCTCCGCCATCACGGCCTGGACCTGATCTCGATGCATGAGGTTTTGCGCCTCCTGCTCGGATTTAACTAGATCCCGCTTGCGGGTCTCGTGCGCTTCTTCCGCATCCCTGACAGTTCGGCTGGCGGCGCTCCTCTCTTGAATTGTTCCAGCTTGCTCAAAGTCCCGCACCGCGATTTGACGAAGTCGGTCAGTGACAGCCAGCTCGTCAGGCAGGTCCGGCAAAGTGGAAAGCCCAATGGGCGTCACCGGCTGGCTGTTTCGGATGCCTCGCTTCTGTCCGACGTTGGATGACCTCCATTGCTTGGCAGCGTCCACGCTGGCGGTTGGCATGCCCTTCTTGACCAGTTGTGCTACGGCCGGCTGGCTGATTCCCAGCGCCTTGGCGATCTCTGTCTGGCTCATGTGCCTATAAGCACCTGTCAATGCTTATAGCTCGCAGATACTTATCGGTGTGGTTCGGGCACTTCCGTCCGGTGAATTTAAGAGATTCCTTGCGGGTATTCATTTTATTTTTTATAAAATGTCATGAGCTTGTTCCCCTGTCCTTCCTGCGCTCGTGAAGTTTCAACAACGGCAAAGCTTTGTCCTGGGTGCGGACACACGTTCAAACCAGACAACCAAGTTTCGCCAGCTACTGACCCTGTCCACTTCGTTGGTTGTTTGATTGCTGCTATTTTCTTATTTGGATTGATAGCAGTCTCGCTGCAGATGCTCACCCATTGAGTTCCTCCACCAGCTTGACCACAGGCTTGGCCTTGGTCAGGAACTCGGCCCGCATCTCCCTGCTCCACTCAAGCGGGTCGGTGTTGAGGTGGAAGGTGAGGCTGAAAGCGGGAGCCGAACGCTCTGGCATCTCGGGCTTGGCCGGTTGAGGTGGGGCAAAGTTCTGAAGGACCAACTGCCTAGCTGAGTTAGGGTCGCTGAACAAACTGGCTGGTGCCTTGTGCTTCTTGGCCAGTTTGAGGTTAGCCCGCGCCTGCATGGGATCGACGCCGTGGTTGCCGAGTTGGTCGACGAACGCATCAAACGCCGTGCCAAGCTCCAGCTCTGCTTGGATCAATAGGGCACCCTGCTCGTGCATCAGCTCAAGGGCTGACTTCATGGAGCCGATGGCCCCGGCCTTGTGTTCGCGGATCTGATCTGAGATCGCCCGCAGTTGTTCGACCGATATGACGGTCAGGATTTTTCCGTTGATGTCCATAGTTGTAGTCTCTCTTTCTCTTGGTTGGTTAGGTCTATTCTCTTGCGTGTAGCCCCGACGATTAGCTGTCGGAGCTGGTAAGTTTTGGCCGCCGAGCGGCTCTTCTGGCTGCGTGCGATAGTATTGCCTGTGGCGGCCTTGCGTATCTCCACCACCCTCTTGCTCACGGCGGCCCTTGTCAGGCCAAACTCATTGGCAACAGCTGTCTGGCTTTCTCCCTCCTCGTCCGTCTCAAAGGCCAGCTGCCAACAGGCCACGAAGTAGGCCAAGTCTGGGCAGGCCGACACTTGCCTGGCCTGAAGCATGAAGCGTGTGACAGCGTCTCTCTGTGCTGCCCTGACAGTTTCTTGGTCGTAAGCCGTGAGCGCATTGGTCAGCGCCCTCTTGCCGGCCTCTATGGCCTCGGCCGCCACCACCACACCCATAATGCGGCACATCTTTGTCCAATCGTCAGCCCACAGGTCTTCCGCTTTGTCCTGGTATTGTGGCCAGTAGCTGGCCTCCTTCCTGTCCGCTGGATCTCCTCCGAGCATTTGTGCTTTGGCTGTGTCAATCACGCGGCCTCCTTCGTCGGCCGCTCAGTCAGCCGTAGCGTCACACCTTCAGACAGTTCAATGGCAGCGGCCTCGAACATCTCGGCCGCCAATGCCACATCTGGCCCGACGGCTAGAGTCAGCCAGGCTGGTGGTTCGGCGTTGTTGAGGGTTGGCCTGCCTTCCCTCAATTCGGCCAGTGCTTTTCGTTGTCTTTTTTTCATGGGTTTTTGGCTATTGTCGATTGGCCCTCCAGACATGGGTCGGACGGGACGTAAGGCACGTCCGTCCTTTGTCTTTCGGGAACTCGCCCACACACACATTTACCCTATAGGGTGTGTGTGTGAGCAAAATGGGCTTAAAACGGGTCATTTGAGTTCTTTCTATCGGCCAACTTTAGACGCCAAAGAGGCATCTGATTTTTGCCAAATTCCACCTCTTCAATGCCTGTCTCGGCCAACAGATTTTCCTGACGTTCGATGGATGCCTGCCAAGCCCTAATGAGGCTATCGGTTGGGAATTTTCCACAGGTCTTGATGGCAGCCGTCAGCGCCGACTTTCGCGGCAGTTCGCCACCATTGGCCACCAGCGCCACCCTGACGGCCTCGGCCCGCTCTGGAGCCTTGGAGATGGCCGCCTTGCCTGCCTGTCGCAGCTTGGAGGCGTCCAGATCGTCCCGCGGGTTCAGCACCGGGCAGACCCACTCGAAAACGGTGGACGGCACCGGGGCAAACTCGCGCAGGCTGGCCTCCATGACAAAGCATCCCTCATCCTCGTGGTCTGTGAATGTGACAATGGCGTCGGGATCGCGGGCGATGACGCCCGATCCGCTGATGCGGTCCATTGCCGACTTGGCTGCCTGGTTGCCCTTGCTGAAGTGAGCCGCGAAGGCGATGGCCGACCCGCAGTCGTCGGCAAACTGCTCCAGCTCGAGCATCAGGCTGGCCATGTCGCCGGCCGCGTTCTCGTCACGCCCACCGTATGTTTTATAGATCGGGTCGAGGATGATGAGCTTCAGCCCTCCCGGCACGTCCTTGAGCCTCTGGCGGGCCGAGGAGAGCATGATAGAGAGGTCGTAGCACTTGCCGCGCAGGTTCCATGTCAGGAGATTGTCGGAGACGGGCTTGGTAAGCTGCTCGTCCTCGGTCAGCCCGCGGAATGAGGCGATCCACTCCATGCGGCGGCCGGCGGTGGATCCATCCAACTCAAGGTTCACATACAGCACCGCTCCCTGCTCGCACTTGTATTTGCCCAGCCAGAGGCCACCCGAGGCCACGGCCAGCGCCAGATCGCACAGCGTCCATGTCTTGCCCATCTTGGAACCGCCACCGATGACCAGCTTGCGCTTCTGTCGAAGGATGGCGCCCTTCTCCGAGCCATCCGGCCCGCATATGAGCAGGCCCGGCGTCTCCGACTTAAGGGCGAAGAGCTGGTTGCCGGTGAGCCACGGCGGCAGGCCATCGATGTCCTGGTCGTTTGTCCCGTCCGGGTTGTCGGCCACCTTGAGGTGCTCAATGTTGGTCGGCAGCAGGCCGCCTTGGGCCTTGGCCGCCATGAACGCCTCCTCGCCTACTGGTTGTGCTCCGTGAAGTTTACGCATCGAAAAACTCCACTCGTTGAATTGTTCCGTCTTCCCGTTGCCCATTGGGCATCCGAACGAACTGGCTCTTGAGCCATGTCTTGGGATCGGCTCCCATCCTCACCGCCTCCTCCATGAACTTCCTGTCGTCGGCCTCGTTCTGGGCCTTGTACCAGCCATGCAGGCTCTTACTTCCGCTGAAGACCACCATCCGTAGCTGGCGGAAGTCGGAGAGCCAGATATGGCGGGCGGCCTGCTCATCAAGGGTTGCCCCGTCGTCAAATTCCACCACGATGTTCTGTCGAGGCCCGGTGTTGTCCATCGTGTGCGCCGACATCTCGCCGTCGCTCTTGCGCTTTCCCTCAAGGGCTGACATGGCCGACGGCACGACGAACTCGTAGAGACGCAGTTGGTCGGAAATCCCGACAAGGGGTGCCGTGGTGAACTTGGACACGCCGGTCCCAACGCAGACAAGCTCTCCCCTGAGCATCGCCCGCAGGAACCACGCAGGCTCGGCTGTGTCGGCCGTGCTGGCATCCAGCGCCGACGCCTCCCGCAGTTGCTCGAGGTTCCAGTTGCGCGCCTTGGACAGCCGGCGGCACTCGGCCTGCAATGTGCGGTTTGGCATCGGCCACGGCCGCACACGCTCCGAGCCGGTGGACGGCGTCACCTCATAGCTATACTGGATGGCCGACAGGATCTCCCTGTCAGGCGTGAAGCGCCCGTTTTCCTCGCGGATCGAGTCCACCATCTGGCGGATGATGCGATAGGCCCAAGGGTGAGACATGCCGTCGTCACGCAGCAGGCATGCCCAATGGTAGATCTGCCCATGCAAGCTCGGCGTCACGCGCTTTCGCTTGTTCGGGTTGCGGCACCAGGAGAGAAATTTGCTCACTTTGCATCCTCCCCAAATCGTTGCTCTCGCAACTCATATACCGGCGGCCAAATGTCCATCATCCGCAAGCGGAGCCGGTGGCCATTGTATATCGGCGCAATCGGGCAATGGTCGCCGTATTCGACGCGAGCGGTCCAATATAGACCGTCATGCGCCTCCAGCACTACAGGAGCGCCAGCGTGATAGCGCATCTCGCCCTCGGTGATACTGAAGACAACCGGCGACTTAACTTGCGCCGTCATTCCGACCTTCGGGCCATACCACTCGGGCCAACACGTCCGCATCGAGCGCAGATTGTCTTCGTCCAGTTTGTCCCGCCACCGATCTTGGGCGGCTGCCTTCTCAACGGCCAAGTGCTCCGAGATGCCTGGTAATTCGGCAGTCATCGCGAAAACCTCCACTCATTCACCGCAATCATCTCGTCGCGGCGTTTACGCGCCTCCTCGAGGTCGCGGGTCTTTAGGTTAAATGTTAGGCGCTCGGCCTTAATCGGATCGTATGGCTGCACGCGCATCCACCAACCATTGCCGTTGCGGAACAGGTACTTGTTGGGGTTGCTCCCCCAGCCTCCGCTATTCACCTGCCACCTCCATCTCTTCCAGACGCGCCTTCACCAGCGACTGGCAAAACACCAACGTCGTGTTGTATTGCAGCCGTGCCTCGTCGCGCTCGCGTTCCAGCCGCCTGGCAAAGTCGGCAGGCACGGCAGCGCACGAGTAGAATGCAATGGTGCCGCGGGCCTGCGCGTCCGTCTCGGGCGTGTCGCTCATTCCCCCTCCTTCCACCGCTTAACAGCCCGCACGGCCTCGAGGAGCGCGTCGTAGCGCACCTGGCTTCCGGTGTCTTCGGGTGCATAGGCCAGCCGGCGCACCAGCTCGCGTGCCTCGTTGCGTTCTTTAGCCAGGCGCAGGACGGCGCTGTCGATGTGTGGACTCATTCCGGCACCTCCGGCAGTTCCATCCAGTGAGTGATGACCCAGATGATCTCGTCGCCCGTGTACGCTTCGGACCATTCGGCGTCATTCAGCACGCCCTCGCCCTCGTAGACAGCGATGAAATGTGCCTCGCCATCGGTCGCCAGCACACAACGCGGGTTGCTCGGCAGTTCCTGGTCGGAGGGTATCCAGTTTGTCATTCCGCCTCCTTCCAAGGCCGCGGGTCGTAGCCCTTGCGAAAGCGCCAGATGGACGCCATCTGCGTGAAAGCCTCGTAGGCCGCCACCAGCTTCTCCTTGTCGTGCTTCACGACTTCCAGGCGGCCCGGCTCGGTCGAGCTGATGAACAGGTTGGCCGCCACCACATGCTGTAGGTGCTCGGCGCCGTAGTGGGTGGCTGCGTAGGCTGCCAACTGGAGCGTGTGCTCGTCGTAGGCTTCGACCTTCTCGTCTGCCTTTGTCTTCTTCGTCTTGAAGTCGAGGATGCCCAACTTCCCGAAGCCGTCGCCCCATGTGAACAGCGCATCAACTCGGCCGGCGAAGCCGTGGACGGCATTCACCAGGACAATTTCAGAATGCGTCACCTTCACGCCGACGGACTTCATCCATTCCAAGACCGGCTTGACGTATGGCCGCAGTTCCTCGGCCGGCTCCTCGGCGCTGCCGCGCAGGAGATCCTCGATGGCCGCGTGGATTTTGGATCCCAGCTCGGCCGCATCACCGACTTGGTTCATCGCTGCTTCGATGGCACGATCCGCGAACCGCTCCAGCGGCTCCTCGCCCTGCGGCGGCGGGATGTTGATGGCCGCCTTGGCCACCTCGCGCATCTTCCAGCGGGTGAGTTGTGGCTTGTCGAGGATACCTATGATGGAAGTCACCGACGGCAAAAGCATGAGCTTCCGGGCGTCACGCAGCGTTGTCGGCCGTTGTCCCTCGCCGTCTTTTGTCGGCTGGGTGTGGACTGGTTTTCCGTCGAGGGAATACCAGTGGCTTGAGTCCGAGACGGACTTTGTCAGGATAGCCATGCAATCGTAGCGGTTGCGGGGCGGAGGGGTTGCGGCTTCCCGTCGAAAGTTGGCCGCGTTGCCTCCCCGCCCCTATTCCTCAGAACGGGTCGCCCCCGCTCTTCTGACCACCCAGAAACGCCATCTCGGACTCCTCCGATTTTGCCGTTGTCCCACCAATGTTGGCGAACGAGTTGACCGGCGGCACCTTGTCCTCGAGGCCGTCCATCACCGGCGCGATGCCGGAGATGTTGTTGTAGGTCTTTCCGTTGCGGGCTTCCTCGGCAGCGACGGTGATCTGCGCCCCGCGGCCCTTGAGGTCGGCCGTGTCTGCGCCAGCCTTCGGATTCTCGCCGGTCCACGCCTTGATGAACTTGGTCAGGTTCGACTTGGGCGAGCCGCTGATCTTGAACTCGCGAGTAGCGATCTTGTGCAGAGCACCGCTCTTCGTCTTCACGCCGAAGACAAAACGGGTCACGTCCTGCAACTCAGTCTCCTCGGACTGGAACTTCTTCCGCTCGACTCCGTACAGGTCGATCACGTCTACGCACACCGCGAGGTATGTCCCAGCCGGTGGTGGTTCACCGAGGGCGCCGAGGCCGCCGGATGATGTTGGTATCTTTGCCATATGTGTTCTCTTTCTCTTTATGGTGCTTAGTTTGCAGCGGCCGGCGCACCGAGCGGTTCGCTGTCCGAGGCGTCGGCTGGCCACTCGACCAGGTCGCTCCGCCTCAAAATTCCTAGAAAGTCTTGGGCCGACAGGGTGGCCAACCATTCGCCACGGCTCGTCTTGTGAAACACGACAGGCGTCATGCCGATGGCCGCGGCCAGCTCGGCCTGCCGGTAGGCAGCGCGGACGTTGAGCGCCTCAACGAACTTTACCTCCGGCCAGATCGTCGGAAGCTCCGCTATCCTGCAATCAGGCGCCGCATTCCCCGAAAAAGACTGATGCCAGCCAGTGCGCTCCGTCTTCACGAAGCCGGCCTCACGGCAGATGTCGCGGAACATGCGCTCGCCACGCTTGCCCTTCTCGCGGGATGCCTTGCTCATTTCCCGTCCTCCAGTTGGCTTATCAAACTGATCTGCTCGAGCACAGCCAGGCACTCGGCCGTTAATTTCTGCA